CTTGATCGAATATTCAGTTTCAGACGCTTGAAGAATGTAATTGAACAACTTGTTTGGCGTTGCATCCTTCAAATGATTCGACGTAATCGGACGTTTGAAAATCGGTGTCTCAATGTAGTTGAAATCGTTGAAGAATTCCCACCTATGATTGATGTATTCCAAGATCTTCGTAAAATACGGAATTTTTACGTATTCTGGAGAAATTGTACCGTATAACTGCTGGAATGTCAGGGTCTTTGACCGTTTTACCTGATCTTCAGATGGATCTTCAGTTTTGAAGTAATATCGTGCCAAATACTCGTAAATATTGACCCCCTCCGGAAAGTTATATTTGATCAACTTACCAATAATGTGCGGATGATACGCACTATAATCCAACATCACCAACAACCCATCACTGCCAAACCTAGACACAAAACTCTTACGACATTCGTTTTCCTTGTTCAATGCAGAATAGTTGATTCCACCAAAACGATTGCTGGGTCTTCCAGTTGAAGTAAAAATGTTGTATTCAGTATAAACCTTGTTGTTTACCACCAAATGTTTCTTGTCTGGAAAGTGTTTTTTAAACTCTTCCATGTTAACCTGTAACCCATTAACTTCAATCTGTTGAAGAGTTTCAATGATTGACCCGTTCAGTTCAAAATACGAATCCTCATACGTTTTCTTGATATGTGGTTCCATATCCTCACACATATCATCAAATCTGGATATGTGATTGTTGCTTGGAATGATTTTGTTGCTCTCAATATGAGTAGTGTATTTGTTTTTGAAGAACGAATGAGCCGCTGTGTTATATTCATCTTGTTCGATGATCTCACCCGTTTCCATGAACATAACCAAACACAGATCATACAATTTATTGACGTTCAATTGATGAAGAACCTTGCGTTTAGAAAAACAAAAGATACGGTTCTTGAGTTTGTTTAAAAACTTGCTTACCATCGATTTTGTATAAAACACAGACGAATCATAAGTGTCAATATGAATTGTACACACACGATCCACACCAACAGCTTTGATCATCACCAAACACGGTTCAACTGAAGCAGGATGATGACTATCGGACAACGGCACCACATCAAGAATGATGTCTTTTAGGCCAATAACGTGTTTGATTTCATCCAAGGTCATTTGGATGTAACTATAGACTGTGACCTCCTATAAGTCAAATTATGATTGCCTAAACCCCAATAAATAATTTCCACCGATCTTCTGGGTCAATCCTGGCATATCTTTCTCAGCCAACTTGATTTGTTTTTGATTGTACTCAAAAGCACCTTCCTGAACCACTCTTCCATTTTTGACCTGATTTCTTTCAAATCCAGAAACTTGCCAACTAACACTGACTTTTTGGTAGATGTTTCCGGGTAGGTTTTTGAAGTTGTCACCTTCCACTTCCAAGACATCGTTGTCGTTGATCTTCTTTGCAAAAAATCGACGGGTGTAAGGAATAGAATAATCTACGTCTTTGTTAGAAAACAAATACGCACGTGGAAATACTGGAGGTATGTTGTCTCCTGCTAAACTGATATACTTGTCAAGATTAATCATGTTGAGATATTCAATCCTTTAGTTGGACGCATTCCAGCAGTAATTGTGGTTGTCCACATACCAGTGTTTTGTAGACTATGTTTTACGTCTTCTACCTGAAACAGAATGTCTTTATTATATGGTTCAGGTAAATTGTCAATACCAAACACTTGAAATGTCTTCATTCCTGCAATACCCGTCAATGTAATTTCGGCTTTAATTCCCGGTTGTGGAAATGAATTGATAGAAGAATTTTGCGGATCTTTGTCATTAACCAACAAAGTAAACAAATCTTTTTGCGTCAATACCAATTTTCGAATATATGTCTTTTCAGCGCCACCCTCTTTCTTCACCACACCCACAATAAATGCTCCTGATTTAACGTCACGTTCTTTTTGTATAGTCTCTTGACGTTTCTTGTCTTCTCTTTGACGTTCCAATTCAGTATTTTGTTTTGCTTTTAATACAGCCTCTTTGTCTTTTGGTGTCAAATAAGACTCATCATTTGTAAGTTTGAAAAATCTATCTCTGGTAACAAACCCAAACGGATTCTTCATAGGAACCGATGTTTGATTATCCTTTGGTGAATTATACAAAACCGTTGTAGCAACCTTATCACTTAGTTTGACACTGAAGTTTAAAGATTGTATGTTGTTTCTGCTTGCTCGATTTTTGAAAGAGTAAATATATGGACGGTTATTAGAGTTTAACTCTTGAAGACGTTTCAAGCTAAAAGACTCAGTATCAATGATGGACAACAATGAATTAGAAGGTCCATATTGAATCAAACTAAACTTCCACATTCCATTTACGGCTTCTGATAATTTATTCAGAACAAAGTTCAAAATGTCAGTCACAGTTTCAGACTTTTCAACTGCTTTGATAATCACATCCTTGTGAATATACAAGTTTTCCAACTTACCCAAATTATAGTCATATTGTTTTGCTGGAAACTCTACATCACCCGGATCTTTTCCAGAATATCTGATTCTGAAGTAATTAACAATCTCATTAAGATCCTGACGTGTTGTTGAATTAAACACTGATTGCAATGTTTTATCCGCTTCACTAATTGCCGCTGGATCTTTGCCATCTTTTTGCGTATCTGGAGTTGTATAGTTGGTAGACTTTCCACGATCTTCAACTGATGGAGAAATGTTTGGTGCTTGTGAATTTGGTATCAACAATATTTTTCCGTCGGTACTAATCAAATTTTTATGTCCACCAATCCACGATGATGAAATATCAATTTGGTTGAAGGTTGCACCAACCTTTGTTGCTTCGGCTGCGCAAAACTTGTTGATAATATCAACGAACAATCCCATCGTGATCCAAAAATCATCTGTGGCTCCAGAGTCAAAACTATACTTGGTCACATTATCAACTTTGGTACGTGGATCGTTTGAGGTATCAAGATTACGAGGAATGAATACTCTTGTTTCTGGCCCTGGCCATCCGGGTATTGGAAACAGTGAATCTTTGGAATTAAGTCCGGTCAACACTGTTTTTGGCAACGATTTAAAATCATTGGCAATATACTCTTTTAGAGGTTTGACTGGTTCTGGTTTTTTATTACCTTTATTGTCAGCGGGTGACGTTGATGCAATAGCATTGCTTCGTGTTTGTACACCACTGTAAATAAAGCTGTTGCTCTTGATTTCCGTTGTACAATCATACGATCCATCTGCCTGTAATGAATAGTCAAATGACGTAACAATACCGCATGTCAATTCATAAGTACCTTTACCTTTTTCCACCAACAACTGTTGTTGAAGAGGATCTGTATAAATACCTAACAATCCAGTTCCTTCTGTTTTACGTGGATCGTTTGGGTCGCCACTTGGACCGGGAGTTTTATCATCAGCAGAATCTTTCATTTTTGCTGGTTGTCCAATATCGTTAAGATCCAACAAACACTCGGGGTTATAGTGATTCCATCCCCATTCAATAAACATTGAAACGCCCGGAGACATAAAATATGGAGTCATGTAATTCAAATGATCCTTTGAAAAACATTTCCACTTGATTGTCACCTGTCTATACATCGACTTTTGCATCACCGCATCAATGCTGATAATGCCTGGCGGAGGAACGTGTTTGTTAATGGCGTTACTATCTATTGTGTACTCATTGTCAATCTGGTGAGGTTGTCCAGCGGGTGTATAACCAATTACGGTTTGAGTCTTTGAATAGTCTTTTGGATTGACACCGTAGTCTCTGTAAAACCCAGTTGCACCAGCCATTATAAATCCGGATTTGGATCCATATCTTTCTTCACCAATTCCATTAGAACAAACACGAACCCAACAGCGCATTGGTCCTTTGTAAGTGTTCCAGTTACCATCGTCATCCCAACTAGCGATAGTGTTGGAAATGAAATTAACACCAACATCACGTTCACGTCGTTCTAACTCTTCACGAACATATTTGGGTATTGGCTGAATTTCAAATGGAGCTACAAATCTGGTTGCCATAACGGTTATGAATTGAGAGACTTATAATTGTTAAGTATGGTGCTCAAATTGGTTGGAACACGTAATTGTATTCCTGCCGGCACTGATAGTTTTCCTTTACCAATGTTATTTGCTTGAGCTAATACCCACCACAACGATGGATTCTTGTAATACTTAAACGCAAGATTATCCAAAGTATCAGTTTCGTTTGTCACTACATAAACGTCGGTAGGATCAACAGGAATAATTGGATACAATCGTGTTCCAAAATATCTCTTTCCATCCCATCTCTTTTTTATGTTGACGGTTGTGTCGTATCTCATATCAAATAATTATTGCTCTCTTTCGACATTTCGTGAACTAACAATCAATCCCTGAGAAAATTTATTGTTTGTACCAGCAATAAGTTCTGAGTTGGTTATGTCTCTTGGAGCATGTCCAAAGTTTGCCATACCAGTAACAGGACGTTCCTTGAACAATGGTGTCAAGTCAACTGATAGTTCAACCTCTCTTGGAAATTGTGCAACCTTACCCTTGGATCCAGTCCAAGTAATAATGTTGTTCAAATATGACCAATCTTGTTCAGCATTTTCATGAACTGTTTCCCATGCTGCCGACTCAGGAATAGACAATCCAACACGGTTGATTAGTATTGGCTGTTCTTTATACATATCACCCAATGTCAAAAGAACCAATGGAGGAACCGCAAACTGACTGGTGCTATCGTCACTATCACTAGGAACAGATGTATAATTTGCAGGCATTGTCAATCCACACAAATAGTTGATTCGTTTCCACATTGGCAACAATTCTTTTACACTGTTGGCAATAACTTTGAAACTGAAACTCAATTGACGTGTAATACCATCATATGTGTACAACTTATCAGCACGACCAATATACTTGTAACTTGGCCATTCTGCTTGGAAACTATCATTTATTCCAATCACAGATGCTCTAAATGGAATGTGTTTTTCATTTACAATGTCATAGAAATAAAACGCAATCAAATCATCATTGTATGGTTCATATGTATTCCATCCGGATATATCGGTTTCGTCCTCAATGCTTCTGTCTTTGTTTAATATCGTTAACCGATTCAACCCATCACCTTTGTTTGAACCGGCCATCTTTTTACTACTACGTCTGTCATGTGTTAATCCGTCCAACAATTGTGTGTTGTCTTTGTAATTGTCTGTCAATTTTTTGTTGTCAACATTAACTTTTTTAAGTTTATTGAGACCAAACAAAGTCGTATCAGGACTTGTAAATACACGCGTGTCAGCATCAGCAAAAACAACCGAATAACCAGTGTTTTTGATTTTTTCTACCAATTTGTTCAGACTCTCCACACGACGTGAATTGATTGGATCTTCTTTTTTGTTCTGAAGAGTTGCACTAATACGTTCATCAGGAGATCCTGCCAAATCAGTGGTTTCAGTGGCTAGGTTTTTTGATTTGCCGTCTTCTACCTTGGTCAAGATTTCAGCAAGAACTCCATTTGCGTTGTCGTTCAAAATGAAATTCTGACGATTCTTTGAATAAGTACCATCGACGGTGTACGCAGGTCTCGTTGGATCTGATCCACGTTCTGGAATTTGATCAATTGTCTTTAACTTAGCTGTATCCGGTGTATCAGTTAATCCAAGATTGGTGTAGATTTTCTTCTTGTTGTCAGTAATATCCTTGACAATACGATCATCTTGCTTTTGTTGAAGAGTTGCGTTGATTGGTTCTCCAATATCATTGACCGATGATGGTACGTTTAAGAATTTACCGTCTTGAAGGTTCTTCTTGAACTCAGACAACAC